AAGAGAATTGTGATGAAGTATGTAGAAAATACAAAACAAAATGTGATGTAGATGAAATAAAAACACTAGATAGTGCTAGTAAAATATCGATGGTAGCACAAAACAATGGTACTGAATGTTTGAAACATTATAGTACTGAATCAATGCCTTTTTTAGAGGATACTGGTGGTAAGGGGTGTTGGTATGTTAACCCGACCAGTAAAAACATAACTCGTAAGATGTGTAAACAAAAATCGGAAAAGTGGAATAACAGGGTATGTCCTTGTACTAAAAAAAATAAAAAGATGAAATCACCAAAGAAATCACCCAAAAAAAAAATAAATGAAGAAATACAATTAGTTCCAATAGTCATAAATAAAAAGAAACCAAGAAAAACATATAAAAAACGAGAACCAAAACCAGAAGAGCAACAAAAACCAACAGAATCACCAAAAATAAAAATAAATGAAGAAATACCATTAGTTCCAATAGTCATGAATGAAAAGAAACCAAGAAAAACATATAAAAAACGAGAACCCAAACAATCACCCAAACAACCAAAATCAAAAACTATAAAGAAAATTGAAAAAAACATAAAAACAAACATATTAATAGAAGATATAGGACCAGTAAATACAATGTCAACAAAACAATTAATAGAAGACTTCAAAACTCATGGTATAACAGTATTAGAAAATCTAAAAGAAAATCAATTAGTAGACATGATAAAAGATTCAAGTAATGCATATTATAACACGAATCACCCATTTATGACTGACAATGAATACGACATAGTAAAAGAATACATGGAACGAAAATATCCAAAAAATGATGTAATAGATCAAGTCGGCGCTCCAGTAATAAAAAACAAGGTCAAATTACCTTTCAATATGCCGTCTATGGATAAAATCAAACCGGATTCAGGTGCATTAGCAAATTGGACAAAAAAATACACAGGACCCTATGTTTTATCATGTAAATTAGATGGTGTAAGTGGTATGTATGTTTCAGGTACAACCGATGCAAAATTATATACACGTGGAGATGGTCATGTAGGTCAAGATATATCTTATTTATTGAAGAAAATGACATTACCAAATACACCCGAAATAGTAGTTCGTGGTGAATTTATTATTCCAAAACGTATTTTTGAAGAAAAATATAAATCCACTTTCGCGAACCCGCGTAATTTAGTTTCAGGCATTATAAACAGTAAAACCATAGATGAAAAAATAAAAGATTTACATTTTGTAGCATATGAAATAATACAACCATTAATGAAACCAAGTGAACAGATGGCAAAACTTACAGAGGCTGGTTTCGAAGTCGTTCAAAATAAACTGGAACAATCAATTTCGAATGAATCTCTATCTGAAGTATTGAAAGATTGGAGAACATCCTATTTATACGAAATAGATGGTGTAATAGTAACAGATGATCATATGCATACAAGAAAAGATGGAAATCCAGATTATGCTTTTGCATTTAAAATGGTAATGAGTGATCAAATGGCGGAAGCCAAAGTAGTCGATGTATTATGGGAAGCAAGTAAAGCCGGTTATTTGAAACCAAGGGTTCGTATTGAACCTATCCGGTTAGGTGGTGTTACTATAGAATATGCAACTGGATTCAATGGTAAATTCATAGAAGAAAACAAAATAGGTATTGGCGCAGTTATACAAATTATACGAAGTGGGGATGTCATACCATATATCAAGTCTATTACTACACCAGCTGAAAGAGCCAAAATGCCGGCAGTAGCATATCACTGGACAGATACACATGTAGATATTATTTTAGATAATGTTAGTGAAGATATGACGGTACGTGAAAAAAATATAACTGCATTTTTCACTACATTACAAGTGGATGGTTTATCGAGTGGTAATGTAAAAAGAATAATGAAAACCGGTTTTGATACAGTACCAAAAATATTGAAAATGAAAAAAACAGATTATGCTGACATACCAGGATTCAAGGATAAAATGATTGATAAGATCGCAGATGGTATAGAAACAAAAGTAAAATCGGCAACCCTGCTCGATATTATGGTTGCATCGAACTTATTAGGTAGGGGTTTAGGAGAGCGTAAAATACGCCCTATTCTAGAGGCCCAGCCACAAATCTTATTGAGTAAAGAATCGAATGACGAAAAAATCAAAAAACTAAAGGCAATACCAGGAATAGGACCAGAAAATGCAAATAGTTTTGTTGCCAATATTCCAGCATTTTTAGGATTTTTGAAAGAATGTGATTTAGAATATAAATTAGAAGCACCTATACAAGAATCAAAACAAGAAAATACAATGACAGAAGTCGATACATCAAATCCGCTATATGGAAAACATATAGTTATGACAAAAACCCGGGATGCAGCCGTAATAGAAAAAATCAAAAAATCAGGTGCGGTTTTGGATGACAACATCGGAAAAAATACATTTATTTTGATAGTAAAATCAAAAGATGATGTATCAAACAAAACAAAATATGCTACTGATCATAACATACCGATAATGACACCAGATGAATTTGTTGATAAATACAAGTAAAACTATTTACACCTTTTCTCATTTAAACCGCCCATTTCATAATAAAAAATTGATATAAAATTTATATTTAAAATTATAATTAAATACAAATGGAAACGCCAGTTTATGGAATTATTTATGGTTTATTCTTTCCAAATGGACGCTATATTGGTCAAACTATACAAGGTAAAAATGTTCGTTGGAAAGAACATTTAAGAGATACTAATGCTGGTTCTAAATTACCTGTTCATAACGCAATAAGAAAATATTATAATATAGATGCAACAAAAAATAAAGTTCAAATGATTGTTATTGATAAAGCATATTCATTAGAAGAACTAAATAAACTTGAAACAGAATATATCATTAAATATGATACATTTAACAATAATGGTAATAATCCTAATGGTTATAATATGACAATGGGAGGTGATGGATGTAAAGGTTATAAATTTACAGAAGAACAAAAAGAAAATTCTAGAAAAATACAACAAAAACGAAAAGAAGAACATCCAGAGATTGCGATTAATCACTCAAAATTTATGAAAAAACGAGCTATTGATAATCCTAATATCGGAATGCAACATTCTATTGATATGACACAATACTATATTGATAATCCTTCAAAAAGAAAAGAGATGTCAACCCTAAAAAAAGAACAATATAAAGATAATCCAGAAATGGCAATACAACAATCTGAATTGAAATTAATGCGTTATGAAGATAAAGACGCAGTTAAATTAATTGCAAATATAAGTAAAAAAATTACACAACAATGGCAAGACCCTGAAAAAAGAAAAAAAATAATGGATGAAAAACGTAATAGATTTTCAAAACCATTTAATGTCTATAAAGATGGAATATTAATTGGTAGTTTTGATTATGTTCCAGATTGCGCTTCTAAATTATTTGGAAAAGAAAATGATAGTAATATTTCAGCAGTATTGAACGGTAGAAGAAAAACACATAAAGGTTATTTGTTTGAATATAAATTATAAAATGGGCATTTTAAATGAGAAAAGGTGTAAAAAACATTTCATAGTTTTATGTAAAATGAGCGATAAATTTATATTAACAAAATGCAAACAAGGCAAAATATTAGCATTATCGTCGTGCTTATTTTTGATACCATCAATATACGCATATTATAATCGTTTGTATTTTTTTTCAATATTATTATTGATGACAACATTGATATCAGCTAATTATTGGAGAAATGCAGTTGAGTCTTGGAGAAGAGATTTAGATTTAGTTTTTTCGAAAATTTCATTCTTTATAGTTTTTTGTAATGGTGTTCATCATGTGAAATATATTCCTTATTTGATTACAGGGTATATTGGTATGCTTTGTATGGTGTATTTTTATTGTTTATCATGTAAACTTTATAAGAAGAAAAATATGAACTGGTATAAATATCATTTTTTGTTTCATGTTATTGTTGCATATGTTCAAACAATAGTAGTAGATAGTATTTTGTAATGAAATCGATATAAATATATATCTATAAATATATATATCTATATATATCAATGACCCCTACATATCAATTAGTACGTGCCACAAAGCAATTTATAAGAAATAGTAAATTACCGACATGTTCTAGCTGTATTTTTTATAAAGAGAACATAGTAAACAAAAAAAAAGATTTGTTATGTACAAAATTCGGTGTAAAAAACATCATATCTGGATCTATTTGTTTTGATAAAGTATATGAAGCTAGATTAGACAACAACAAATGTGGCGAAAAAGGAGAACACTTTATTGATAGAAATACGTAAAAAATTGAACGAAAAAATTATGATTATTTTTATGTAAACTAACAATCAAATCAAAATGTCAGCATTCCAAGAACAACTAATTGAAACACATAATATTGAAATTGATATGGGATTAGCCCAATTATGTAAAGGTCAGGATCAAACATACGTTGGTGAATTTGTAGATGAAGAAACAGGTGAAGAAGGTAAGTGGGCGATGATTACAGATGGTCATGGAAGTAATACTTGTATAAACTTTTTAAGAAAAATAACCCAAGAAAAATTAAACGAAATCATCAGCAAATCATCGCCCGTAGAAACTATGGCGAAATACATAAATGACAATGCGCGTATTACAAAATATGAAAGTTCAGGTGCAACCATGTGTTTAGTAAAAATCTATAAAGATCGTATTTTATGTATAAATTGTGGTGATTCACGAGTAACTGTATATAAAAACAATCAACATGTATTTTTGTCAAAAGAACATAATTCATTTAATATCAATGAACGCAGAAGAATAGAGGCATCTTATCCGGGTGTAAAAATAGATAGAACTACTAACATCAAAATAATATCTGAAAACAAAATGATTGGTATAGTAGGTGAATATATTGATTTTCCATCAGGAACACGCTTGATGACTTCACAAGCTCTAGGTCACAATGGAAATACCGGATATGCGCCGGATTATGAAACTATTTATTATGATGAAAACGATAGTATAAAAATTATAATAGGTAGCGATGGGCTGTGGGAGATGGTTTTGAAAGACAATAAAGAAGAAATTACAAAAATTGGAAAAATGAAATGTAAAGACCTATTGGATTTTGCAGTGAAAAGATGGTTACAAGAATGGGAAATGTACACAGATATAGATTCAGAAGCCTTTATAAAATGTTCCTTTACTGAAAAGCAATGTGATGATGTAGGAGTAGTGACTGTAGATATTGTTCCAAACAAAATGAATTCAAATGAATAGTTGAGAAAAATAACTGAAACCCGAAAACAATAAAAATTTGTATATTTTGTATATTTTGTAAATTTTTTATTGATTTCAAACAAAAATGAAATAAAAAATACTATATAAAAATATATAATGTTCTCGGATATCCATATTTCTGGTAAACATATGATTATTGATTTAAAAGAAATAAAAAATCAAGTATTGATACATGATTTAGATAAAATAAAATCATTATTGGATGCTATTTGTGAAAAATACGAGTTTAGTATATTGAATAAATCAGAACATGTATTTAAGCCAGAAGGACTTACTATATTGTATTTGTTGTCAGAATCACATTTATCGGTACATACGTTTCCAGAACGTAAATATATAGCCATCGATTTGTATACATGCCGTGATTATGCCGACAACCTAGTCTATGAAGAAATATATGATTTTTTAGTAGATAGTTTTCAAGCGAAAAAAGAAATACCAATTATTATAGATCGACGTTTTTGACAATATATGCAATATATATATATATAAATGTGTTGGAATCAAGACATATCAATAAATACCTTTTTATTTGCGTGTTTAGCATTATTATTTATATTTTTGACAAACACATTTACCAAATACAAAACGAAAACGTTTGATAATCCTTTGGTTTATTTATTTTTATTAGAAGTTGCTGCTATTCAATTAGTAGAATTTTTTTTATGGAGAAATCTAAAAAACAAGTCAATGAATGAATTATTATCTAAAATTACATCATTTATTGTATTTATTCAGCCTCTAACAATGATGTTATTGATACCGTATATTACTATTAAATTGCCAATTGTATTTCTTTATTTTACTTTTATGATGGTTTATTTTGTATACCGAGGCATCTATAACCCTATTGTTTATCATACATCAATTGGTGTCAATGGTCATTTGTCTTGGGAATGGATGAATTTTAAAGGATATGAAAATATATTTTTATTTATTGTTTTGTTGTTTTATGTAATTCCAGCATTGTCAATGAACAATTTCTTTATAACAATGTTCTCGATTATATCTTTAATTATATCATTATTTTTTTATTTCAAATATAATACATTTGGTACTATGTGGTGTTGGTATGTCAATTTGTTTTTATTGTATTTTATAGTAGAGATATTATTAATTAAACCATTTTATGAATACAATGGTCTATGTTGATTTTGCAAATATATCTTTTATAAATTAAATTAAAATGGTCTAAAACCATAACGATATCATATAAATATATTTCAAAATATTATATGATAAGAATCATTGATTTATCAAATAGTCAAATCATTCCAAAAGACCCGCCGTCTGAACAAACCGTTTTTACGACTATAGGATACAAAACACTCGATAACTCCCTTTTACAGAAATATGGTGTAAAATTATATGGGTCTGATCGTGATACCTATGATATTATCAATGATTTTTTAGAAGATAATCAAAGTGAACGTGCATTTTATATTATTGATTTAGGAGCATTGACAAGTCTATATGCAAATTGGGTAAGGTTATTACCGAATGTTCATCCATATTATGCTGTAAAATGTAATCCGAATCCGGTTATTTTGGAGGCATTGGCATCACTGGGTGCTAATTTCGACTGTGCATCAGAAAATGAAATAAAAGCCATCAATGAAATCACGAAGGACCCATCACGTATCATTTTTGCAAACCCGGTGAAAATGTCATCACAAATCCGTTTCGCCAGGTCCAACGATGTAGACTTGATGACATATGATAGTGAAGAAGAATTATATAAAATCAAATTATATCATCCATATGCCAAGCTGATATTACGGTTGGCAGTCGATGATAGTAGGAGCAAATGTCGTTTTAACAAAAAATTCGGCTGTAAAATATCTCAAGTCAAAGAACTTTTGATGATAGCCAAGACCCTTAAATTGGATGTAATTGGGTTTAGTTTTCATGTAGGAAGTGGCTGTTATTCTGAGGAGAGTTATTATGATGCTATCAAAACATGCAAAGATGCCACCGAGATAGCCAAGGAACTTGATATTCATGTAAAAATGATAGATATAGGTGGAGGTTTTCCGGGGGTGGACCGAGCTATTCGTTTTGAAGACATAGCCAAGCGTGTAAACGATGGAATTAGTGACTTTTTTGGCGAAGAATTAGATAAAAACTTGATAGAATTCATAGCGGAGCCCGGTAGATATTTTGTAGAAAATACACATACCTTGGTTCTCAATGTCATTGGAAAAAAACGCGTAGTGGACGATGAAACCGGTGAAACCATTATTATTTATACTTTGAATGATGGTGTCTATGGAAGTTTCAATTGTATGATATTCGATCATTGTGTTCCGACTATTTTACCGTTTAATGAACGAGATGGTAAGTTGTTGAGGAGCCGAATCTTTGGAATAACATGTGATTCAATGGATATGATTGCCGATGAAATTATGTTGCCCGATTTGGCGATCGGTGAATGGCTATATGTAGAGAACTTTGGGTCGTATACGATTGCCGCGAGTTCGAGTTTCAATGGATTCAAGACGGATGTGTTTAAATATATTTATAGGTCTTAGACGTAACAAGGCATCGAATCAACATCAATTATATCAACATCGTCCAATACCATATTTTTGGATTTCACCATAAACTGTTTAAAAAACGGATATTCTAATTGGTTTTCTGGAGTATGTTTATGGACGGTTCTCGCAATCATCTTGTATAATTTGAAATTTGGATAACGTTCTTCACCATCACTCATATAAAGAACATTTTTTCCTTTATCGTCTGTACACCATCTATATACAGTTTTCTGTAATTCATCGAATTCACCTGGGGTTTTATCGTTTTCAATGATAAAATCATAAATTGAGCATCCTAAACGGCATAAATCAAAACTATAATTAGGGTCAATACGTGGTTTTTTCTCATTCATATAAGGTTCACAGTTATATTGTGTAGCTGCATCACCACCAGTAGCAAAACTATCACTACAGAATTTTTTATCATTGAAACGATAAATACTTCTACCGAAATCAATGAGTTTGAAAATCTTTCCATAGGTAGGGACTTTATAAACTGTGTTTTTGTATTTGTAATACAAAAAATCAATAGTTGTTTCTATGTACATAATATTATTTGTATGAAGGTCATTATGTGTAAAATGAAATGTTTTTTGATAAGTCAATAAAATCATGACAATCTGAAAAAGAGCACTAGCGGATGTTTTCACGTCCATTTTATTTTTTTCAAATAATTCATCCATAGTACCATGACATTTTTCAAGACAAATAAGTTGTACTGGAAAATTATTGATGTATACATATCTGGATTCTTCCATATTACATGATGATTCTTCTGATTCAGTTTCCCATTCTTCCTCGGCATCTTCCTCGGAATCTTCCTCAGTATCTTCCTCGGCATCACTATTGTTCTCGCTACTGTTTTCGCTATCACTACTTGAGTCACTAGTGGAATCTATTTTTTCTTCATTATCAACACTTTCAGTATCACTTGTTGATGACGATGATTGTGACGTATTTTTTGAAGGTTTTTCATATACAATTTCATTTGTGATATCACATGATTCATCGTTGTTTGAAATAACATCCAATGTCTCAAAATCAGTAATATCTATTTTGTCTTCTATTACTAATTTTTGTTTGTTGTTTCGAGAACCAAAATTTGAAAATTCATCCATTTCAACATCGGCAATTGAGAACAATCGATTGATATTATCTCTGAAATAATCAGAATTTGACAAATATTCTAAATCATCAATTACATTTATTTTGAATTTTTTTTGAACACCTAAAAATGATCCATAGTAATCTACACCATGTAAAAATCCATGGGAATGTAATAGTTTACTCGATAAAAAAGAAAAGAAATTATCGACATAAGATGCATTATTAGTATCTAATAATTTTGGATGAGAACCATTGTTATGTATGGATGGTAATATATAAATATTTTCATTATTTTTGTATTTTCCAATCATATATTTGAGAGGATCTAACAGTGGTGAATATTTGATGAAAATATTTTTTTCAACTGGTTCGTTTGTTTCTTGATCAATTATATTTATCAGATTTGAAATACAATATTTATGATTCATACCAACGCTGTTGTAGTTGTATTCTGTCAAGTCAAAAAACAAATTATGTGAAGGATTATAGATTTGTATTTTATCTAAATGAAATGGATTATAGTTGTTTTTGTTATCCTCGTCAGATGGAATATATTGTTTTTCTAAATAACTTGTATCAATAGTTTTCATATTCAAATAATCAACATGGAATTTAGGGATTTCACTAGATTTCATTTTCAAAATAAAACAAGTATAAGTGGTTGTTATATTTTTTATTTATCTTTCTAAACTAATTTTTTTATTACAAGATTGTTGCGTTATTCAATATATACAAAAATGTATTGATATAATAATACAAATGACACTTGAATTAAAGAAATTTAATATGAGAGAAATTACATTCAAACCAGATGAAAATAAAGGTCCGGTTATAGTAATGATTGGAAGACGTGATACGGGTAAATCATATCTGGTAAGAGATTTATTATATTATCATCAAGATATTCCAATTGGCACAGTAATATCAGGAACAGAAGCTGGTAATGGGTTTTATGCCGCCCATGTTCCTAAATTATTTATACATGAAGAATATAATACGGTTTTGATCGAGAACATTCTACGTCGTCAAAAAACGGTATTAAAACAGGTAAACAAAGAAATAGAAATGTATAGAAAATCAACGATTGACCCAAGGGCATTTGTAATATTAGATGATTGTTTATATGATCAAACATGGACAAGGGATAAAATGATGCGTCTCTTATTTATGAATGGTCGTCACTGGAAAATAATGTTGATCATTACTATGCAGTATCCATTGGGTATACCACCGAATTTGCGTACAAACATCGATTATG